CAACGCCAAAATCAACTGGCTCAAGTATGCTCGCACATTCCGGACATGATGCTGGCAGGTTTTGAGCTGCTAGATAATGACCTTTGATCTTACGTTCAATACTTGCCCATACTTCGTCACTCATGCTCAAGAATCCTAACCCTGTTATCCAATTCAACTAATGCCCCCTTGACGGCATGTAAAGCCTCAATCACTTCTTTCAAGATGTCTGTCAACTCATCCACGATTGCTCCATTTCTCGCAAAACCCACAAGGCTTGCCGATGTATACCCATCCACCGCAACCGCAGCGCATGACCCAAAAGAATCCGGAACTGCCAGAGGATAAACCGATGGGCATCTACCTATCACTCAATTCAGCAATCTCGGTGGCGAACTGGCTGGCCCCAACTGATGTGGCCGCGTTGACATTAGCCAGGCGCATTGCCCAGGCACTTGACACTGCCTTTGACATGGGCGATCTTAAAGAAGCAACACCTTTGGCGGCTAAATACTTAAACGTACTTCAGCAGCTGCACTTGACAGTTGAAACACGAACAGCAGGAAAACAGGGCGAGGAAAATGACGGGACAAACCATGTCGGAAACTATTTACGGCTACTCGAAACCAAGGATCGAAAGTCCAAGCCTGAACCTGCCAAGCGCAGGGCCAGTGGTGGCACACAAAGCCTACGCGGCAACGTGCTTGGTCTTGATCTATACGTTGATCCAAACGCAGTATCCACAACAATCGATGAGTCAGCATTTATCGTGACACCATCATCCGTTGCGATCTACGAATCACCGATCCTGACAACTGGCCATAGAGAATAACCGATTGCTCATCTCTGGCGTTGGCTGTTCCTGCCCGGTATGTCACATTCGCATCGTTTACGATTTCGCCCCATTGCGCCGCGGTGCGTAAGCCTCGGGCAAGTATGTCATCGGCTGTGAGTTCTAGTGGAGTTGCGCTGGCTCGGGCTTGGTAATCGTCATAGTGCAGATCGCCATCTCCACCCTCCCAAAGCACACCGCGACCAGAATTAGCAGCTTGTGTTGCCAAGGTATAAGCATCGGCCTCGCCACCGCTATATGCCTGTAATTCATATTGCCCAGGCACATCGACATTGGCCGTCAAATTATCGACTAAGGCTTGATTGGTTGCATCGTAACTTGCCCAAGTAACCCCGTTAGGCAAATCTGACCATTTGATCGTTGCGCCGACATCTGACCAAGACTGCAAAAAGGCTTCAGTTAAAATGTTCAAGATTCGAGTGCCGTCAAACTCTTTGGCGTAGTTGCTGCCGCCGACCAAGTGACGGTTCAGCTGCGAAAGTGGGCCAACGGCTGTGATCGAATAGATAGCGATTGATCCCTCTGACCCGTATTGAGCCAGGCTGATGTCAATGTCCGAAATTATGCCAGCAAAGATTTCTTGCGTTCCAGTCGTTCCTTTGTCTATTGAGATTGACACAGACTGACTCAAGGCTACGTTCAAAGGCTCACTGGCATCTGTCCAAAGGCTGATTGACGCGTAGCCAGGCTGTGGCTGTGTGGTCACGTCATCGCGGCCAGATCGGATCGAAATAGATGAAATCGTGTTGTCCGCGTATGTTGTAGCCCCTGCAAAGGTCACAGTTGGGTACGGATCGTAACTGGTCACAGTGTCGCCCCGACTAGATTAACTGCCCCAGTGCGCCTTGAGGAGTCTTGAAGTAGGCGCTCAATGCTTCGGCGAGCGGACTCACCATCGATGACACCGTTCATGATTATCGTCACGCCTGATCCTGCGCCATTGTCCGGGCGAATTGATCCCGAACCAGTTGGGACAAATAATTCTGGACCAAACTCGCCAACGCGATATGGTTGACCACCCATGACCGAGCCACCAGCTGCACGAGCCATTGGTCCACGCGCTGCTTCCGGTATCCCAAGAAAATCTTGCACTCTCTTATCAACTTTGCCAATAAACTGCAAAGCCTTTACGCCCTTATTGTATGCAGTGGCAATAGCGTTGATTCCGTTTGCAACTGATTGCATGGCGTTTGCAAAATCTTGCAAGGTGGTTGATGCTTCATCACCATCCTCTGTGATGACTGAATACAATCTGCTAAAAGCATTGGCAACTTGTCGCAATGCTGCACCAAGGCTGTAAGCACCATCGCCCTCAAAAGTTCCAGCCAGTTCACGCGCTCTTGCACTTAATCCTTGGAGATCGTCACCGCCAAAACCTTTAGCAATATCGCCAGCGGTGCTTACTACACTAAGCATTGTTGGCAACAAGTTTTGACCCATTGTGACCTTTAGGTTTTCCAAACTGGCGGTAAGGATTTTTTGTTGTGCTGCTAGACCCTCTGATGTGCGGCTAAAATCACCCTGGGCATCTGTGGTTTGATCCAAGATTGCTTGGTAACGCGCCAATACCTTTGATGTTTCGGTTAATTGATTCTTTTTGTCGCGCTCAAGTTCTACACCTGTTCGCAATTCATAATTGAAAGCCGCTTCATCTAGTGCTGCGGCAGAAATCAAAACGCCGTATTTTCTGATCGGTTCTGCTTCGCCGCGCATCGCTGAACCAATGGCAAGAATTGCATCCTCGGCTCTAGTGTTGTAAAACGAACCAAGATCACTTGCGAGTTTGGTGGATGAAATACTAAATTTTGATAATTCTTTGCCAGTAAGACCAGCATTTTTACCAAGAACCGCGAAACTAGATGATGCAGTCAAGGCCTCTTTTTGAGTCAGACCAAATGATTTATCCGCTGTTTTTGAAAAGGCTATAATTTCATCAGCAGTTTCACCGAAAATTACATTTGTTTTGCTGATTTCCTCATTCAAATCACTGGCAGCTTTTACTGCATCCAAACCAAACTTGACTGCCATTGCGCCAGCGGCAGCACCAGCTGCAACGAATGCGGCCGCAACCATTTTGCCGTACTTGGTCAGGTTTTTGCTAAAGCCTTTGGTGTCATTGTCAGCCTTATTAAGACTTTTGCCAAACTGGTCTACATCTGCAAGCAGATTAAGTTTGAGTGTTCTTACATCAGCCAATTTGATCCCATGCCTTTATGACGTGTTTTTCAACCGACTCTTTCCATCGCCTGGTAAGTTCTGGTTGAATTTCTTTAAGTTTTTTGAAAATGCCGTAACCTAAATTGCCACGACCTTGTGGCGCTGAACGCTCTGGGAATCTGCGACCACCATTAGCAAATGGTGCTGGCCCACCAAATTCTGAACCAAACAAAACCTGACCGGATACTGCACCGCCACTGAATCGACCTTTACTGCCACCAATTGTGACATTGGGAATGCGGTCTTTATTGGCTCTGATAGTAGCTGCAACTTTTTGTGCTTGGGCTGGCATCGGGTTCATTGTGTAACTACTTTGCAACTCGGTGGCCGACCAGGCACTAATAGATGTGACATCATCTTTGAGGGCATTTTTTGCGCCCTCATCCATTTCACGAAATGCCTTATAAAGACCACGCAAATCACGCTGATCGGGTTGGATCTTGACTGTTACTTTGTCAGCCATTGTGACCATTCCTCTCTCGTATCAGCGTGACTGCTGTGTTAATGTGGCTCGTTTTTACTGCCATAACAATACTTTCGTAGTTGGTCAGGCATTGACGGTCACAGGCTGTGGCTCACCTTTTAACGGCTCACGAACCGTGACAAAAGTTGGCTACGACGAATACAACGTTACCTACTTTGAAGCAGCTTTGACTAACGCTGACATCACAAAACGCCCGATCATTCCTAATGGCCGAGCAGTATTGACCAGCCAAGCCGCGCTATACGACACAACGCCAGAAGTACGCGAAGCGGCTTTAGCCGTTGCCTGCGACATCTGGATCACTCGTACAGGCACACTTGGCCAGCAAGGTGTGGACTTTCAAAGCCCAGCACCATACCGCCTTGGCCGTTCCATGCTGACCCGAGTTTCAGGCCTACTAGGCAAGCACCTGGATACGAGGGGTTACCTTGGGTAACTTGGCAACCTACCGCGCTAACCTTGCCGCAACTCTTG